TGCACGGAAAGTATACACATTGGATTTGTGATTACATTCTGCGCAATGATCTGCTACGGTGGTATTACCATTGGTTTTTCATGACTGGTATATCATCATTGATTGCGTTTATCAAATTCTTCATGCAATTCCGAGTGCTTATTTGCTCTTGGGTTAGTGTGGCGGGTTTGGCAACCAATCATGGATCAGTTCAGATTCACGATTTTGGTTACATTGTCGGCTTCTGGTTTGTGTCGTTCGTCACGGCACAAGTTACACTGCTCCAACGCACCAGACAACGTGCGTATTCGGCGATTCTTCAGGATCGTCCACAAGTTCAAGCTTATCTTTCTTATTTGAAACAGAACAGATTGAAGATTGGACTTGCAACATTCACCGTTGGTGCCGTTATGTATAAAGCTTGGAAACATTACAAGCGTTATCAGAAACTGGTTGATCAGGGGACACTTTCCCCTGTCAATATGGCAGACATTGAAGCTCGTGACAAGGAGACTAATCCTTGGATGGGAGTTTCGACTACGCCTTTGCCAGTCAACGGACCTTGCCTAAATGCAACATTTGATCATGTGCAGAATAAGGTAAAGAAGAATTTGGTGTATGTGTCAATTCCCACCGAAGATGGTAGGAACGCGTGTGTCAATGGATTTTATGTGAAGAGTAATCTTCTATTGATCCCTAAGCATGTGTTTCCACAACGTGAGGTGATTTGCAAATTTACGAGAGGTGATTGCGGTAAGATAGGAACTACCTATTCTTCGCCAATTTCTACTATTCGTTCTGTTCAATTGAACGGTCAAGATCTTGTTCTTGTACAGGTTTCAAATGGACCAGATTATGCGAATCTTGTGGAATATTTTCCGCTTGATAGGTGCAGGAACGTTTTAGTTTCTCAATTTCACAGAAATCGTGAAGGAGAGGTTAGCGAACAACGCTTCCGCACCAATTATGCAGAGAACAGACACAATGGAGTTGGGATCCGTTTTTACGGTTCCCTACATACTACTCCTTTGCCAACATTCGATGGTGAGTGTATGGCCACTATGGTTGCAGATTCCAAATTCGCATTCATCGCAGGTTTCCATTTAGGTGGAATTACAGGCGAGCGAGATGCTGTATCTACCTTTTTGACAAAAGGAGATATTGAATCTGCGATTGAAGCTTTGTCCCCTTCATGTTTACCACACGCTAGTTCAGGAACAGTACCCCAGCACTTTTATGGGGTGGAAACTGTTCTAGAACCTGCTATACACTACAAGAGTCCTGTTAATTATTTACCAAAAGATTCAGGAAATAATGTAGTTGTATATGGTTCATGTATTGGG